CGACGCAGGTAATGACGGGCGGAGGGGGATACCATTTTTGGTATAGGTTGCCATCCGGCCCTGAGGGGTTTCGCCGCACCAAGTTGTTTGAGTTAAGTGGTATCGACCTGCTTGCTGGTAGTGGTTACATCGTGGCGCCGCCTAGCACGCACCCAAGTGGCGACATCTATCGCTTCAACACGAACCGCGGCCCAGGTCGGATGAAGTTCGTGAAGGTCGGTTCGGATGCGTACCATCGGATATTGTCTCTCGCGACAATTCGCCCGGCTGGAGGACTGCCCCCGGTGAGCACGAACCGTCGGGTATTGCGCCCGGCACCCGGTGACACACTGGACCGGGTAGCGGACAAGCTTCGCAAACTGGACCCGGATATGGACCGGTCGCAGTGGCTCCGTGTTGGTATGGCTATACACTCGGAGGAGTGGCTCGAAGGGTTCGCGCTATTCCGGGACTGGTCTGCTGGCCTCCTGTGGGGCGGCGAGGCAGTCAAGTTCGATAGGGAGGACTGTCGGCGCGTATGGGAGAGCTTTAAGCCCAATGGTGCGATAGGTCTCGGCACACTATTCGCTATGGATAATGACTGGGACGATGAAGAGCCCGAGAAGGAGGAGGAGATTGATAGCCACGCACTATTCATCTATGGCGACGAGCTCGATGAGCCGCTACCACGCAATGAGTGGCTGATAAAAAAGATAGTGCCCCGCGGTAGGTCTATGGGTATGTTCTTCGGTGATAGCGGCGCATACAAATCATTCCTGTCTATGGATATGGGGCTGAGCGTTGCCAGTGGTGTCGAGTGGGCCGGGCACAGGACGTATTCGACCGGTGTTGTGGTGCTGGTTAATGAGGGTCTCACGGGCGCCAGGAAGCGCGTCAAGGCGTGGGAGCGTAAGTACGGACTATGTGCCAGCAAGTTGCCGTTCGCACTCACCAGGCAGAATGTGGGGCTCATCAACCCGGCGTCGGCAGCAGCGTTCCAGGATAGCGTTGAGTCGCTACCCTTCAAGCCGGGACTATTCATCATCGATACCCTTGCCGGGTCATTTGAGGGTGGTGATGAGAATCGTCAGGAGGACATGACGACGTTCACGGCCAACGTGCGCCGGTTCATTATGGAGCCGTTCAATGCCGGGTGCCTGATTATTCATCACACCGGGCACGGTGCCAAGGACCGCGCTCGAGGCAGTACGGTGCTGCCATATGGTAACGACTACAACTACCAGATTAAGCGGGAGGAGTCACTCGAGCGACATACGGCCATGGTGTGCAAGAAGATGAAGGACGATGAGCTCCCGGCGGATATGGTGTTCGAGCTGCAGATTATTGAGCTCGGCCAGGATGAGGACAACGAGATGGTGACATCACTGGTGCCGTACTACAGGGAGGGCATGACTACGGGTAAGTCTGAGATGACGCCAATACAGCGGGAGGCCCTCAATGCCATCACTCGAGCGGACCCGGTGGAGGGTCATATACGCCGGGTGAGTAAGGATGACGTGCGGCGCCGGTGCTATGAGCTGTGGGACGACATGGACAAGAATACCCAGAAGCAGAGATTCTCTAGGGCAATCAAGGCTTTAGAGCGTGATGGAGTGATAGGTACTGGCGACGGGTACATAGAGCTCACTGAGAGTCCCGTGGAGTGATTATCCAGTTAAATCAATGGGTTAGTGTAGTGGGTATGGTTATTGGCACATCTACTGCCGTACTCCCCTCCCCTTCGGGGGAGGGTACGGTATGTTTATATATAAGGCGTACCTGTATCCCGATGGAAATATGCAAATCCTGGAACTTATTCTGGACCGGCTGGTCTGAACTATATGCAGATTGAATTACCGTGGTCACCGACTGTTAACACATATTGGCGTACAGCGCGTGGGCGCACGTATATCAGCGCTAAGGGCAAGGCATACCGGGAGGAGGTCATTGCCAGGGTCCAGGCGTTGGACCTGCCTAAGCCCCTCGAGGGGCGCCTGACAGTACATATCTGGGCGTATCCACCGGATAAGCGGCGACGGGATTTGGATAATCTACTGAAGGCCCTGCTCGATGCACTAGAGCATGCTGGCATGTATCTGGACGATAATCAGATTGACGACCTGAGGATTGAGCGTCGGCCAATGTCGCCCCCGGATGGCAGGATTGTGGTCCATATTGGGAAGAGGGCGTGAGAGCTACGGAGAGCCCGTCTAAGAGGTTTTAACAGAGAAGAGGTAGGTTGCCCTACCTAGAGGGGGGAAAGTTTAATGAGCGGCGAGAATGAAGCTGTGGTGCAGTTTATTGATACCATTGCAGCTGCTGTGGGTAAGGCGCAGCGCGAGAGGGTCCCTGTAGTGGATATAGTGGCGAACCTGGAGCTGCTGAAGTTCATTGTGATGGAGTCAGCTGTGGACTCTGCGAAGGGGGAGCTCACGGCAGATATGGGGTTTAGGGGTGATGGTGGAATACATTAGTGTAGGGGGTGAGGGCTCGTCAAGCCCATGTCATGGACAACGCCTTGACAGCGCGGTATAATGGGAGTATGGCCCATGGTTACGACAATTATTACTTTCTGGACGACAAAGGTGTTGTCCGTCCTTGCGTTAGGGCCCGAGCGAACGAGTGTGCAGAGCGTGACCTTGATTACCAAATTCAGCACGCAGATGATATGTCAGCGCATCTATTGCAGCGTCGTGAGTGGCGCGAGCTAGATGAGGTGCAGGATATATACGATGAACTGATGGAGACCATAGATGGAGCTAGACTTAGTTAACACCGGTGTGGTGGGTGGGGCGACACTAGCTGTCGGCGGCATATGGCGCGCATACAATAGCTTAGTCCTTAAGTTAATCACGACAATCACAGACAATACGATAGCGCTCGCTGAGCTGCGAGCAGTTATCGATGAACGGAATAAGAGATGACTCTCAAGAGACTCAAAGAAAGGGTCGCTAAGGCCATCTTCGGCACCGATGAAGGTGTCCCGACAGATACATTGGATGATGCGATGCGCATGCATCGGATGGCACACCAAGACTTGTGCGAGACTATAGGTCACTATCGTCAAATCAATAGGCGTCGAGCACGCGACATAAAGAGGGCACTGTAATGGGTAAGTGGGCAGCACGTAAGGCTAAGGCGGCTAAATGAGTTTGGGTCTAGGCGATAGGCAGCGCGCGTTCGCGGTAGCTGCTGCGCAATTGATTATTAAGGCTAATGAGCTCGGCTATGGCGTGACATTGGGTGATGCCTACCGTGACCCGCGAGCGTTCGGCGTGAGTGGTGAGGCCGGTCCATATGGCAGTAAGACGAGCAATCATAAGAAGCGATTGGCAATTGACCTGAACCTATTCATGGATGGTGAGTACATTACAGATGACCGCGGCCACCGTGAGCTCGGTGCTTGGTGGGAGCTGTCCTTCGAAGAGTTCGGTGCACGCTGGGGCGGACGCTACATGGACCCTAATCATTATGAGTTCATTCACGCATGAGTAACGCATTGGGCAAGAGACAGTGGGGCGAGGCCACGCCACTGCCAGACACTACTTGGATGAAGATGGGCAGGAACCTGAATAAGTGGGTGACGCCCGTGCTCGGCATCTTCCCGGCAGACAATCCGTATGGCTCATTCCTGGAGCGTCTCATTGTCGGTGACTCACCGGAGCGCACGCAGCGCATGGCCGAGGGCTATCCGCACCAGTACACTGGTGCCGGGCCAAATGACCCGCTGATTAAGCCTCATGTATTTGACCTGGCTGGCGCTCTGCCTATAGGCACTGCGCTCAAAGCCGGGACGCTCATGCGCGAGGCAGGTGAGCTCACAGCCGGCATCATGGCGGCAACGAAGGGAGATAAGACCACTCATCACCCGCTAAGCAACAAGAGCACCAACGCACTCAGCAAGCCACTGGAAGAGATGCAGTACGAGTCGGTTGATACGACTGAGCCGCTAGCAGAATTGCAGGAGCGCTTGATTATCCGGCCAGATGACCTGGTAGGGTCCGCACTTATACCGGCACTAGGTGACCGGAGCGATATAGGTAGGGAGATAGTCAGCATAGGCGGCAACGCACTGTCGACACCGCAACGTGCGTATGGTGGATTCAAGTACATGCTTGAGAACGCTCACCCGGACAACAGCAGCGTGTGGGCCAACAACAAGGGCGCCACGACCGGGTTACAGAACACAATACAGAATGCGCTAGCACAGGGACTAACACCGCGCTTCGTGAGCACGCCAATGGGCTACGACAGCATGAGCTTCAACACCATGACCACTAACGCCATGTTGGAGCAGATGCTTAGCGCGCCCATAACGAAGAAGGCAATGAAAGAGTTCGATAGGGCAGTAAGGAAGAAGCGACCTGAGTGGAAGGGTATCAACGACCCGACGTCTCTCGAACTGCTCGCCACTAACGGCGAACTGCGCAAGGCGTTTGTGAATACAGCTGGTCTTGAGAAATTCCAGAAGGCAGGGTTCCCGGCGCTAGACGAGACCAAGTACGCGTTCACTGACCAGGAACTGCTGGACGTGCCTAATGGTTGGGGCGGACAATACATATCAACCCCCACGGGTGAGCTCGCGGTCGACCCACGATACATTCATCCATCGTTCGCAGACCAGTTTCTCGGTGACTACACTGGCGGACTGGACCAGGCTATCCCGCCGCAGTACATGTATCCGGACTGGTATCACAATGACCGGCGCGCGAGATACAAACCAGAGAACAAGGACTATCGTTCACTGCAATCGCAATCAATGTATCAGGTGGCAGACGAGGACTGGGCACGAGGCATGAACAGATATATGGGAATTAATGACCATGGCGGGTTCCTCCCGGCACCGCGGCAGATAGGTGACGTACCACTACCGGGCGCGCCTATGCCGGCCAATGTGCCGACACTAGGTAAGGTGAGCATCGGACCTGACCCAAGAATGGAGCAGGCGGCCATCAGACATTCAGAAGCTACCGGGATACCTTACGAACCGGTGGAACGCTTCAAGCCGATCGACCCGGACTTCGCTGCACGCGTTGCCCGTGAGTACGACCTCATGGAGCATAACCCCAATGACCCGCTGGTGAAGGAGGCATACAACGCACTCGCTAAGGAAGTTGAGGGACAATACGAACAGATGTTGGCCGCCGGTATCAAGCCGGAGTTCAGCAACAATCCGTACCCGGAGAGTCCATACCTGGCGCTCCAGGACATGATTGAGAATAACAAGTTGGAGGTGTATCCGACACGAGACGGGTATGGTCCGGCACTCGGAACTGATGAAGCGTTCGACCCGGCCGGCAATCCTTTATTAGCGGAGTCACCATACGAGATAAGCGGAGAGCCAGCGCTCTACAACGACCTATTCCGTGCTGTGCATGATGCGCAGGGCCACGGCAAGATAGGCGCCGGGTTCCGCGCAATGGGCGAGGAGATGGCGTACCAGTCGCATGTTGGCACGCTGAGCCCTGTTGCGCAGCGCGCACTGGCGCCAGAGACACGAGGTCAGAATAGCTGGTTGAACTACGGACCGCACGGTGAGAGTAACCGGGTGGCCGGCATAGACGCCACAGTATTTGCAGACCAAAAGACCGGCAGACTACCAAACTGGGCCGTACAGCAGGACACACCAGCATTTGAGCGGCGTAAGGCGCAGTTCATGCAGTTGCACGAGGCCGGGGAATCCGGGCTGGAAGGTGCGGTAGATGCGGAAGGTAACCTAATCCTATCGCACTATGCGAAGGAGCCCATTGAGAGGGTTGACCCGAAACATTACGGCAAGGGCCTGTCAGGGCAGACCAGGTCGGAGCGCGAGCGCGCAATGGACCCGGCATTCGTCCCGCGCAGCTACTACGGTATCGAGGGTGATATCAATCCCTATCGCAAGGAGGGTGGCCTCGGTGACTACAAGGTCGAGACCAAGATTCAAGCAGCTCAGGTGTATGACGCGAACGCTGACCCAGATGGCATCTGGAAGGCTGCCGGTGGCGATGCGACCAAGGCTGAGAAGGCTGTGTTCGATGCTGGCTACAGTGGCTACCGGGCCAACAACGAGCAGCTGGGGCAGGTTGCGGTTATCTTCGACCCGCTAGACGTCACCAAGAAGCTCTCAGTCGTGCTCGCCGCAGGTATCGGCGCACTGACTGCCAACCAACTATATCAACCCGAGGCACTGGAGGGAATATGATTGAATTGATTACCCTACCTCTGGCGGGGATGGCTGACCGGGTGCGCGGAGGATACCCGGAGGGGCGAGATAAATGGATAAAGTATCTAGCAATGGCGACCATTGGTCCGTGCTTAGCGCTACAGATTACCAGCGAGCCCAAGCTAATCTTAATGAGCATTATCGCAGCCTTCTTGACTATGTGGAGACAGGACAACGGGTGGAGGGGACGGTGGGTACTGCACGGTGCCTCGATGTACAACGCATGGAAGGCGGCAAGGTGGGGGCTAATTGCATCTCTCTCAATGATGCCTCTGGTTTATTTCGAACGGGGGTTCCTGGTCTATCTGTTGGCCCTCCCGCTCGGAGCGATACTCGCGCAGATGATAGCTATACGACTTCCGGCTATGAACGTATTCGATTTGCGCAACGCATGGCCCTGGTCGGAACTAATTGAACTACCCATTATCGGGTTAATAGCAAATATCCTAGGGAGGATAATCTAATGGCAAAATATTCAAAGGCAATCGCAGCACTTGTTAGTGCGGTTATCGGTGTACTGGTTGCGTTCAATGTGGTGTCGCCTGCTGTTGCCGATACGCTTAGCCCGGAAACGGTAACGCTGTTGGTTACAACCGTGACCACTGTTGCAGGTGTGTTCTACGCTCCGGCCAATGCGTAATGCTCTGGTTAGTATCCTTTGGCGTATTCTTGCTTTTGATTGGCGCATTTGCCCTTGGCAGAGCCGGGGGCAGGGTGAACATATCTGAAGCAGAGAAAGAAAAACTGGCAGAGCAGATAAGCAATGAAGTTAAAAATGTTGTTGCTAGTCGCACTCGTCTTGAGCTTGAGCGCAGGATGCGCCGAAGTCCCAATCGCTCTAATAGCGGCTAATAACGCAGCTCAAATATATGAGCGCGTTAAACCAGTTGAGGTTAAGCCGGATGGAACCATACCCTGCAGCGTTATTAGTCGTGTTCATCTTGATGGCGACCTTACAGGACTAACAGATGACGACTTGCGTGCAATTGATTTTAACAACGAGGTAATTGAGAGGTTATGCCTGTGGTAAGAATAATAATAATGCTGGCATTAATGTGCGCTCTAGCTTGGCACTCAAGTCCAAGTAGTGCCGTACCATACTCAAGAACAATCGAGAGGGAGGGTGATACGCTCATCATGTCATGCGGCAGGTGGGCGCAGCTGTATCAGGTTGCAGCAAAGTTCGGGCTACAACGTACCGCGCTGTGGCTGCAGATGCCTGAGAGTAATTCAAGACCGACCGACATGATATTCCTGCAGCAGGATATCTGGCCGGAGATAAGGGAGCACAATTCATACTTCGGGAGCTATGCGGGCGCGTGGGGTATATGCACGGGTGACCAAATCTGATGCGCCACGTAATGATTCCGGACACTCAAATCAAAAAGGGCGTGCCGGTTAAGCACATTGTCGCCGCAGGTAATTGGATACGCGAGCATCTAAAGCCGGGCGATAAAGTAATAATCATTGGCGACTGGTGGGACTTCCCTAGCTTATCGTCGTATGACAGACCTGGTTCGCAGGACTGGGAGAACAAGGACCTGGATGAAGACATTGAATCCGGCAACAACGCTATGGCAATGTTCTTTAGCGCTGTCGGCAAGCTAAACAAGAAGCTTGACTGGCACTTTTGCGAGGGCAATCACGAGCATCGCATGACGCGAGCGAGAGAGGCAGCAGAGACGCGCATATACGGCAGCGTGTTTAGCTACAAGAGACTAAACCTGGAGCGATGTAAGTGGCACCCGTTCCTTAACATAAAAACGCTAAACGGCGTGCACTACTCGCACTACTTCACTGACCCGAACGCACATACCGACCGGCCAATAGGCGGCACCATACAGAATCGATTACGTAAGTTAATGGGGTCCTTTGTAATGGGGCACCAGCAAGAGCATAGATTCGACCAACTAATGACGGTTAACGGTAAGTTCATACATGGATTAGTTAGTGGTCGATTCTATTCGCACGATGAAGACTACCGAGGCCCACAAAAGAACCGTGAGTGGTCGGGCGTAAACGTACTAAACGACGTGCGTAATGGGGAATACGACATTATGCCGTTATCACAACGATATCTTGAACGGGAATATTTATAGCATGGGAATTTTAGACATTTTTAAAAGCGACGTGCCGCGGAGCAAGTTCAAAACTACACACCAGTTCTACGAAGAGAACTACTTCGGCGTACCTGAAATAAGAACGAAGTTCGACGGGTTATGGAATAGCGCCGTTACCATTTATGGTCGCGAAGGTCGCGCAGATATGCAGCACTTCGCTAAGGGTGAGAGCAAGGAAAAGGTTATGGCTAAGGCGCAGCAGTGGATGCAAAACACAATGGAAAGAGAATATAAGCCGGAGGCTAAAGACTAATGGCAATTCAATACATACAGACACTAAGCCACAACATGCTGGATGAAATTACTGCGTTGGTTGATGCAGGCGCAGGCGCTGGAACACTACGGATTTATGACGGCACTCCGCCAGCCGATGCGGATACCGCGCTATCCGGCAACACTTTACTAGCGCAGCTTACAATGAGCGACCCAAGCGCTGCCGCCGCCAGTGGCGACGACTGGACAGCTTCGAGTATTACAGCTGATTCTAGCGCGGACGCAACCGGAACCGCGACATTCTTCCGCATCCTTGATTCTAATGCAGTCGTGGTACTCCAGGGCACGGTTGGAACTTCTGGTGCCGACATTAACTTGAACAGCACAAGCATCTCAGCAACGGATAACGTCGCCGTATCTAGCTTAGTAATTACTGAAGGCAACACTTAAGCCGTGAATCTAGTTAGATAGCAAATTTGGTTCACGCCACACCTCCGCAAGTGCGGGACTTCAAGGGGTATTTATGGCTTTATTAGCAACAAACAACAGCGCCGCAGAAGCTTACCGGCAAATCAAAAATAATGCCGTACAGCTACGTGCTAATGCGCAGTCTATTGCGACCAAGTTAGCTTCTGGTAATGTTGAATATGAGTATTTGAGGGACGTTTACAACACATTGTCGCGCTCAAAAGACCAGCTAGCATTGCTGAGGGCGACTCAAGGCATTGTGCAGTACGCAAAAGACCAGGAAGAGGACGTTAATTACGCAGTAAAGACAGAAATCAGTGCTATTACTTCTGCGATTGGCGATGCTTTGACGTGGATGAGAACAAACGTCCCGCGCAGTGTGCAGGTGCTTGCGTTAAACGAATGGCAAGATTTGTCTAAGTCTTTAATTGTAGAAGTAATGACACCAGCAGAAACGGCTGGCCTTGTGACCGAATTAAACAAGATCACTACAGCAATTAGCTGATGGCCTTTGCAGAAGTATCGACCTATAGCAACAGCTCTGGTTCCGGGGTTGGCAGCCTTACCGTTACTGTTTCTGGTGCAGTAGCAAATAATCTACTTGTTGGGCAAATTACAGTCAGGAATGGCGGTGATGCGTTTACTACACCTACCGGCTGGACGTTAATAGACACGCACAGTACAGGAGCTTTTGGATACGCAACGTATTATCGAATAGCTAGCGGGACTTCCGCTGACGACGCTGCGTTCTCTTGGACAGACAACGGTACTTGTTATGCCGCGGTTGTAGAGTATTCGGGTAACGCGACCTCAAGTGTTTTAGTCCAGTCGAGTGAAAAGACTTCTGACCTTGGCAGTACCGTTACGACGCACACAACGAACAGCCTAACGCCGACAGCGGGCAATCTTCTTTTGGCTGCGTTAGCAGTCTTGCATAACGCCGGTTGGAATACGCCAGCGTCACAAACAACGACGGTTAGTTCTCCATTCTCGTTAAGCGATGAGAACACGACAGCTTCTGGCAGTCAGCCTTACGCCGCTATCGCTTACTACGAAACGCCGGATACCACAACTAGAGCAGCGACCTTTACAACTAATGACGCTGGGTCAGAGCCAGCGTCGGTCATTATGGAGTTTGCCGCAGCAGCAGGCGGCATTACCGGCACCGGGGCGATAACTGAGGGCGCGGATACATCGGCTGGTAGCGGTGCGATATTCAGCTACATTACCGGCACCGGTGCAATAACAGAGGCGGCAGATACGGCCGCAGGCACCGGAACAGTAAGTAGTCAGATATCTGGCACCGGCGCAATAACAGAGGCGGCCGATGTATCGGCCGGTGTTGGCGCAGTATTTAGCTATATAACCGGGACTGGCGCCATTACGGAGGCGGCAGACACCAGCTCTGGCGCAGGTACTGTTACAGCAACGGGTGAGGTATCGGGGTCTGGTTCAATTACCGAAGGCGCAGATACGTGCGTTGGCACCGGAGCGATTTTCAGCTACATCACGGGTACCGGCGCAATCACTGAGGGCGCGGATACGTGCGTAGGTGTTGACGGCAACGCCCCAGACTATTTCCCATTCCAGAACGGTGGCTTTTTCAACGCCTCAATAATTTCAGCGAGGCTTTATGAGACCGGTTTAGTTGCTGCCGAGCTCAGACCAGCAAATCAGACCAAGGATAAATTTGTCAATTGATTCCGCCAATAGAGCTAATCGAGTGGGACGATATCGTCAGTCATTCTAACGGTTGGTTATCAAAAGAAGATATATCAAAACTCGATACATGGCCGATGTTCACGGTTGGTTATGTTATCGAGGAGACAGAAAAAACAATCAAGGTCGTGTCTACGCATTCTCAGCCAAAGTTAGAAGACATTACTTACGGACACGACACAATCATTCCAAAGGGCGCCGTTACTAGGCGAAAAATATTACGCAAAAGATGGTGGCTATAGATGAGTGAACCGAGAAACATAATTACGCCTCTCCTTATGGGGGTTACATCTACCGGGGCGAGTGGAGTTTACGGTGGAAAAGGGCAGCGAGTATTCCAGGTATTGATAACCGGGACAGCAACCGTGCAAATGCAGGCAAGTGTAGATAACGACAACTGGATATCACTTGGTGACCCTATAACGGCGAGTGGAGGTTATGAATCTGAGGCGCCATGGCCGTACATGCGTGCGAACGTAACGAGTTACAGTAGTGGCGCTGTTAGTGTATGGGTGGCTGACTAATGGGCGTGCTAGATACTAATGACTGAGAAGAAAACAACAACACGAAAGCGACGTAAGCGCGTATCCGTTAGTGAGGGCACGACTGCACTCGTTGGTGCGAACGCAAAGGAAAAGCGCGAGAACGATGACCTTAACGTGAAGATAGCTGACGTTATTGAGACGCTCGAAGCACTGGGATACGACCCGGTGAAGAAGCTTGTAGAGGCTCGCAATGGCGCTAATTTGAATGAGTTCCAGAAGGTTGCTATAGATAAGGAGCTTATGAAGTATGTTCACCCACAGAAGAAGGCTGTGGATGTTAATGGTGAGATAAATCACGGATTAAATATCACGTTCTCTGACCTGGAAGATGAGCTCTAGTGACATTCGAATATACGGATAAACAGAAGGAGCTACTTAAGGTATTAGGAAGTGAGGCAACGCACTGTGGAGCTAGAGGTGGTTCGCGTAGTGGTAAAACCTTCGCCATTGTCTGCGCAATCATCGCGCGAGCGCTGAAGGCTGAGAAGAGCAGACATGCGATATTACGATACCGATTTAATGCGGTAAAGACAGCAATTATTCACGATACGTTCCCCAAGGCAATGGAGATACGTTATCCGAATATCAAATACAAAATTGATAAGACAACATGGTTTGCAGAGTTCGAAGATAACGGCGCGCAGATATGGTTCGGTGGCCTAGATGATAAGGAGCGAACCGAGAAGATTCTAGGACAGGAATACGCAACGATATTCCTTAATGAGTGTTCACAGATACCCTGGGGCTCACGCTCAATAGCGGTAACGCGATTAGCTCAGAATGTTGATGCACGGTACTCGGATGGCGTTAGACCGTTACCACTGAAGATGTACTACGACTACAACCCACCGAGTAAGGCGCACTGGACGTACAAATTATTCGAACAAAAGATTGACCCGGACAGTAACGAGCAGCTGGGTAATCCTGATAACTACAAGATGATACGACTCAATCCTGTAGACAATATGGAGAACCTACCGGAGGGTTATATCGATGAGCTGCAGCATATGTCCAGCAGGAACCGCAAGAGGTTCTTGGATGGTGATTACGCTGAGGCAACAGAGAGCGCGCTGTGGACACCGGAGAGCATTGATAAGAGCAGAACATCCGAGGAGTACGACCTAACAAGAGTGGTTATCGCAGTTGACCCGAGTGGCGCAGACGATGACCCGGACAAGAACAACGACGCCATTGGAATAATAATCACCGGGATGACGCAGCAGGGCTACGCTGTAGTGCTTGCGGATTACACGGTAAAGGCTTCACCAGCTGTATGGGGAAAGATTGTAGGTGACCAGTTCGATAACTACGCAGCCAACATTGTAGTTGGCGAAGTTAACTACGGTGGCGCGATGGTTGAACATGTTATACAGACAGCACGACCTGGTACGCCATACAAGCAGGTGACAGCATCAAGGGGTAAGCATTTGAGAGCTGAACCTATAGCTGCACTATTTGAAACCGGCAAGGTCAAGTTGTCCGGTAGATTCCCTGAGTTAGAAGATGAAATGTGTGCAATGAGCACAGCAGGATACACCGGCGCAAGAAGTCCTAACAGGCTAGATGCATTAGTCATGTCGGTGACCGAGCTATTCCCGAGCTTAACGAAGAAGCAGAAGGATAAACTTAAAAAGCCAGCACGACGTCCATACGTTAGGCAGGCTGGAACTGGATGGTTAGCAAATTGAAAATCGAAGACATTAAAAAAGAGTTCGACGCTATTGAGGAAGAAGAGAATGCTAATCGTGAGCGGCAGGTTGAGGACCTTCGCTTCGGTTACTCTGACGACCAGTGGCCGGAGGAGCTACGCAGGCTTCGCGAAAATGACCTAGATGGCGCTAGACCATGTTTAACGGTTAACAAGATTGCAGTACATGCTCGTCAGATAACAAACGACATGAGACAAAATCGTGCATCTGTGCGCATTCTCCCTGTCGATGATGCTGCCGACATAGAGACAGCCAAGATACTACAGGGCATGGTCCGGCACATTGAACATGTGTCCAACGCTGGTATGGCATACGATATCGCGGCGGAGTTCCAGGTGATGTGTGGTATTGGTTATATACGTGTTGACCTTGAAGTGGTTGACCCAATTTATAACCATCAAGAGATTATGATTAAACCGGTGCGCAATCCATTCTCGGTCTATTTTGACCCATGGGTTACAGACAATGCCGGTAGTGACGCACGCCGCGTATTTCAGATTGACCATATGTCAGAACAACAATTCATGCGTGAATTTCCAGATGCAAATTTATCTAGTTTTCAATCTGGTGGCAGTGGGGATGCATGGATAGATAAGGACAGAATCCGCGTGGCGGAGCACTGGTGGATAGATGACAAGGATTGTACCTATCTATTTGTTCAACCCAGAATGACCCAGATAGGTCAGGTGCCTCCGCCCCCGGAAGCTGTTAGGGCGGAAGACATTGAAGGCATGGAGGACCAACTAATAATTTTAGGCGAAAGGACTGTTGCCGAGCCAGAGGTTCGATATCAGAAATTAAACGGCGAAGAAATATTAGAAGGGGGTGATTCAGGTCTCGTCTTACCGGGTAGGTATATACCTATCGTCCGAGTTCCCGGTGAAGATGTAATGATTGAGGACGAGCGCTATACGACTGGAATCGTGCGACGTGCGCGGGATGCGCAGCGCGCTTATAACTATGCCATGTCCACGAACATTGAGACGATGGCAATGCAACCGAAGAATCCCTGGTTGGTTGGTAGGAATGCTATCGACGGCTACGAGGATATGTATGCGAGCGCTAACCAAAAGAACTATGCGTACTTGCCATACAACGAAACAGATGAGCAGGGCAACCCCACTGGCGCGCCAACAAGACAACCACCAGCTCAACCCAATGCCGCAGCAATGTCATTAATGGAAACATCTAACGGTGACCTGCAGGCCACTATCGGCCAGATGGGTGCGTCACTGGGTGAAGTAACAAACGAGCGCAGCGGTCTAGCTATCCATAACCGGCAGAAAGCTGGCGATATGGCGACGTACCACTTCGTAGACAACATGGCCCAGGCAGTACGACATGTGGGACGAATTATCGTTGACCTCATTCCTGTTGTTTATGACACGGAGCGCGTTGCCAGAATCATGGGTGAAGATGGTGATGCTGAACAGGTGACGATATCCCCCGGCGCAGAGCAGCAGACAGAGGGTGAAGGTATTGAGCGCATTTACGATGTTGGTGTTGGTAAGTACGACGTCGCAGTATCTACCGGGCCGAGCTTCAGCACGAAGAGACAGGAAGCGTTTGAATCCATGTCCGCAATCATCGATGGCAATCCCCAATTGTGGACCGTCATCGGTGACCTAATGGTTAAGAACATGGACTGGCCTGGCGCGGATGAAATGGCCGAGCGCCTACATAACATGGTCCCACCTGAAGTACGTGGTGAAGAAGATGAGATGGGCGCACTACAACAGCAGCTCGCGGAATCTCAACAGATGACCCAGGAGATGGAGATGCAGCTCAACGCTCTAATGGCTGAGCGCGAGCAGATGATGAACAAGCTTGCAAACAAGGAAGCGGATAAGGAAATGAACCGCGACAAGCTTATGGCACAAATGATTGATAAGGATAAGGAGCGCAAGATAAAACTTGGCGCACTGGAACTTGATAAGGAGGGCCTCGATGCTGAGAAGATTGACAACGCATTGAGGCACGCTATTGAAATGCAGAAGTTAGAAACCGATGCACAATTAAAATCCATGTCTGAGGAAATGGCATTTTTGAAAGATATGATAGGAAAACTCACGGCTCAGTAGCCGACGCAATTTTGCGGAAACAACGCGGACAACCGCCGCGCAACACACAAGGTGATTAGCATGATTAATGATTTAGCCGAAACTCCAGAAGTTGAAATTGAACAAGATGCCCAGGCAGCATCTACCGGAAATGACGCCCCCGCTGTAGCGGAGAATGAAGAGGTTGAAAGCCAGCACGAAGAAAGTTCTGAGGCTGTCGAGAGCGAAGATGACGGGGAATCCACTGAGGCTAGTGGAGATGACCAGAATCAAGAGCCGAAACCCGGAAAGCGAAGCTACAAAAAAAGAATAGACCAGTTAACCAAGAAGATTCACGAGCGCGACCGATTCATTGAAGAGATGCAGAATCGATTCTATGAAGAGCAGGCTGTGCAACAGTATGCGGCTCAGGAAGGTCCATCTGCGCCACCCAATCGTGAAACATATGACGACTACGAAAAGTATGTCGAAGACTTGGCTGTCTATAAAGCAAAGGAAGCACTACAGGTAAAAGAGATTGAACAACGGCAATTGAGTCAGCAGAGACAACAAGCACAAGCAAGACAGCAATTTGACTCTGTGAAAGATGCCGCGCTCGACGCCGGACGTGAACTGTACGACGACTTTGAAGCCGTCGCAACGGACCCGAGTTTACCGCTATCGGCTGTTATGGCTGAGGCTGTACTTAGTTCCGATAACGCACCACACGTTTGGTATCACTTGGGCAAGAACCCGGACCAGGCTGCGGAGATAGCACAGCTACCCCCTATGCAGCAGGCTCTGGCAATTGGACGTCTCTCGAACGCTGTTACTGCAACCGGTGCCAAACAAGTGTCCGCCGCACCTACTCCGCCAAAAGCTACTAAAGGTCGAGCTGTCGCAAGCAATAAGCCGAATGACAAGATATCAACAGCAGAGTGGATTAAGCGGCGCAATAAGGAAATTTATGGACGTTAATTCTATTTTATTAATTAAACAAAGGAGCCCTTAAAATGGCTAATAACCTTCTTACTCCGACAGCAGTGACGCGAGAAGCTCTACGCATCGCGCATGAGAAGCTGTCTTTCATCGGCACGACCGAGCGACAATACGATGATTCGTTTGCTCAGTCTGGTGCCAAAATCGGCGATAGCTTGTCTATTCGCCTCCCTAACAAATACACTGTCCGAACCGGTAAAACCTTGCAAGCGCAAGACACCGAAGAAACCAGTGTAACTTTGACGGTCGCTACGCAGAAAGGTGTCGATATGAACTTTTCTACGAAGGATCTCACCACGGATATCGATGACTTCTCTAAGCGAATCATCGAGCCCGCTATGGCTGTACTGTGTTCCAACATCGAAAGCACGATGCTAGACTCGGTGACCAAAGACATTTACAACCATGTTGGCACGCCGGGTACTCTGCCTACCTTCGCTCAAATAAACAAAGCGAAAGCTAAGCTTAACCAGTACCTAGCCCCTAAAGATAACAACCGTCACATTCAGATGGAAAGTATCGACATGGCTGGTCAGGTTGATGCGTTGAAAGGCTTGTTCCAAGACTCTAAAGAAATCAGTAAGCAGTATCGAGACGGTGTTGTTGGTCGTACTGCTGGTTTGAACTGGGTAGAGAACGAGCGCATTTATACGCATACTAACGGCTCCGACATCACCGGCATTACGTTCGACTCTGTAACTGCTGCTGATGGTGATAGCACCCTTGCTATTACTGGCGCATCCTCTGCGCCGTCCGTTGGTTCGATTTTCACCATGGCGGACGTCTATGCGGTTCACCCGGAAACGAAAGTGGCCTACCCGCACCTTCAGCAATTTGTTGTTACTGCGGCTACCACTTCTTCGTTGTCGTTCTCGCCTGCGCTGCAATCAACTGGTGCGAGCCAGAATGTTGACTCGCTTCCGGCAACCACTGCCGCGCTGACTTGGGTTGGTGCTGCTGATGGTTCCTTCCCGAACCATCTAGTCTACCACGGTGAAGCTTTTGCTTTCGCAACTGCTGACCTTGTTATGCCTGGAGGTGTGGACTTCGCAGCTCGTGAAGTATACGACGGTCTTAGCATCCGATGCGTTCGACAGTACGATATCAACAACGACAATATGCCTTGTCGAATTGATATTTTGCATGGCTACAAAACACTACGACCTGATTGGGCTTGTCGTGTTATGGGCTCTGGCGCTTAACTTTAACTAAGGAGTAATTATTATGGCAGTTCACTACTTAGGTGATAACGGTCCCGATGGGACTACGCTAGGCACGAGCTCTACCGAGAAGATTAGCTTCTTTGGAGCCACTCCAGTGGTGCAGCAATCTGTAACGGCTCCCGCTGCTACAGCTACGACTACTACCAACGAAGCCGCAATTGTTTCTATTAACAGCGCGCTAGTTGCTTTAGGTCTGATTGTTACCACGTAACCACAACCGGAGAGGGGGAGTGGCAACGCTCCCCCAATTCTAATATGTCAAAATTGCATCAAGACAATGGCAGCCCGAGAAGCTTTGACGGGCAAAAGGTTTGCATCGCTACTACCTCGTATGACCGATGCACTACAGGCTATACATTCAGTATGGCAAGTTCCAGAGAGGCATTACATGACGCCGGGATTGGAACAGCATATTTATTACTGCGTGGAAATTGCCACGTAGATGATGCGCGAAATAGAATCGTGCAAGAATTTTTAACGACAGACTGCACGGACCTGGTGTTCATTGATGCAGATGTTGAATGGCATTCAAGCGACCTAGTGAAGCTTTGCCAATATGACCTAGATGTTGTTGGTGGCGTTTATCCACACCGGCGCAAGGACAAGCAAGAAGAATTACCAATGCGCATGATGAAGGGTAAGTTCCCGGTAGATGGTTTGATGGAAGTTGAGGGCTTACCAACAGGGTTCCTGAGATTTAAGCGCCACGTTATCGAGAAGCTTGTTGAATCATGCGAGTCGTTCGATAGCAACACTAATCATGAGATTGAGCAGCCACTATTATTCCAGCGCACACTGATTAACGGAACACGCTGGGGCGGCGACTTACATGTATGTAATTTGTGGCGTGAGATGGGGGGAAAGATATTCTGTGCCACGGAATTAGAACTAAGCCACGAGGGTGTCGAATGCTTTGAAGACTCCGCTGGCGCATTTATTCGGCGCTCACACGGCACGACAATGTCTTATGTAGCGAACAGGATTAAGGATGGAGAATGGAGCGTTAAAGATATAAAGGAGGCCATCAAGTACACCAACAATAAATTCACTGCTCCGCCCGAAGTTCTGTCATTAGCAATTGGTTACGCAAAGCAGGCCACCGGGCCAATACTGGAAACAGGCAGCGGACTAAGCACTGTGTTGATGGCAGCAGCGACAGACGAGATGGTCTTCTGTATCGAGAACGACGACTACTATGCACAACGAACAGCGCAGATGGCTCGTGCAGCTGGCGTAACAAATATTGCAATCGTCAAGACTACAGTAACCGACGGGAGTTATGATTTACAGAATGAAGATATTCCGAAGCGCTATAGCATACTGTTGCACGATGGTCCTAATCGGAGTACGGGTTGCAGAAAAGAAACGCTAGAAAATGTATGTGACTTATTTGATGTAAAGACAATTATTAGTGACGACGCAGGTAACAAGGGCTACCGGGAATACCTGGAGAACTTCGCTAGACAACATGCGTTCGAATCAACAATGTATGTGGCGCCACGAGCGCACGTAATGAATAGGAAATAACATGGCTACAGCTAGAGACTTAATTAAGCGCACGATGCGATTACTACAGGTCCTTGAGACTGGTGAAGCTCCAACGTCGCAGGAAGCCAATGACGGTCTGGAGACGCTCAACAATATGCTTGATGAGTGGAATATAGACCGAGCTTATGTTCTATCTATAGACCAGGTCGCACTAACCTGGCCGGGCAGTACAGAATCGAGAACCATAGGCGCAACTGGTGACTTTGCTCAAACCAGGCCAGTACAAATTCATGAATCAACATTCTACACCGACGCTAATGGTGATGATTTTAATTTCCGCATACTCGATACGAGAATGGGCTACACCAAGCTTGTCGATAAGGACACGGCATCTGACCTCCCTGAGTTCCTATACTATGAGCCGTCGTTCCCGAATGGAACGCTATATGTTTGGCCTGTTCCATCCTCCTCAATAACGGTACAGTTAAATTACTGGACACAGTTATCGTCGTTCGCATCGTTAGATACGACAGTATCCTTGGCGCCGGGTTACACGAATCTTGTCGTATACGGATTATGTGAATACCTTGCGCCGGAATTTGGTGTTGCTGTACCACAGGAAGTATTAAAGATTGCACATGGTGTTCGTGGCCGCGTAAAGAAGAAGAACTTCCCGAAGCATATCTCAATGTCTGAACCAACTGCCATCAATTCCGGTAGCCGTTCGTACAACATCTTCACGGAGTAAAGCGCATGCGTTATAACTTATTCGGTGTAGGTCAAACAGGCAAGGCTCCTGATGTCACAGCGCAGCAGCGTCTTAACTTGTATATGGACCTTCAACCGCAAGAGGATAAAACGCGCTATAGCTATCATTCGAGACCGGGCTTAACGCTGTTCTATGATTTTAACTCAAGCTCTCCGGTACGTGGGATGCTCGCAGTTGATACGCTACTGTACGTCGTGCAGGGTGGTACGTTCTGGGAGATTACAGCTGCTGGGGCGGCGACCAATAGGGGCACATTAAGTACTACAAGTGGCTTCGTCGGGATGGCATACAACCACGCCGGTGTGGTTATGGTGACAGACGGCACTAACGGTTACTACTACACCATGTCAAGCACGACGTTCGCCACGATTACCGACGCAAGTTACAACGATGATGCGAGTACAGTGATATCGCATGACGGCTACTTCATAGTACCAAAACCTGATTCCGGTGAGTTCTACTTGTCGAGTCTTGATGCTACTGACCCGACTAACTCCTGGAACGCACTAGACTTCGCAACGGCAGAAAAATCACCAGATAATTTGGTAAGACTATTTGAAAACAATACGGACATTATGCTGTGTGGAACGGAGACTATCGAGTTCTGGAATAATACAGGTAGCGGCACGCCGCCATACTCACGGATTACCGGTGGTGTTATTGAAGTTGGGTTAGCGGCGAAGTGGAGTATTAGTAAGTTCGGCGAATCTGAAGTAATGATGCTTGCATCCAATGCGGCCCAGGGTGATGTGTTTGTTGCCAAATTCAATGGCTTTAATTTTGAAGATGTAACCGGCACCGAATTAGCAGACACGATAAACAAATACACAACTGTATCTGACGCCACCGGATTCTCATACTCTAAGCAGGGTCATCATTTCTATCAATTGAATTTCCCGGCTGAGGGCAAGAGCTGGTTATACGATAAGAGAACGAACGTATGGAGTGAGCTCAATTATGGCGCACTGGGTGCCCGGCATCTTGGTGAGCTTGGTGAGACCTTTAACGGAAAATACTACGTATCAGATTATAACGTCGGCAAAATTTATCTGGTAGACACTGAAGCCTACTCGGATGACGGTGAACCAATTGTCAGGCAGATAACAAGCAAGCATCTATTCGATGAGAAGCAGATACGTATATCAAGATTAAGGCTAGATGTTCGCACCGGGTCAACTGAATTACAAACGGGCCAGGGCTCTGACCCAGTAGTAATGCTCTCAGTATCACATGATGGCGGGAACTCATGGGGCAATGAACACAACGCAAGCTTGGGCGCAGTTGGTGAATATAGTCAGCGCGTTATATGGCGAAGACTGGGACGTTCAGATGACTGGGTGTTTAGAATCCGGTGCAGTGAACCAATTGACTTTGTAATAATTGGCGCGTGGATTGACGCAGCAGGGTAAATAACATGGCACAAAGATTAAATTTTAGACCTCCATCAGACCCGGACCTAAAGAGTAGGGTATGGGTCATCTGGTTTTCCGATATGGGACGAACTCTCAACGGATTAACTGAATCAGGAACGACGGCAGACAGACCAACAAAGTTACTATTTGACGGTCGCACATATTTTGACACAACGCTCACCAAGCCTATTTGGTATGACGAAACAGGCGCGCAATGGGTTGATGCAACCGGCGCAGCGGTATAGGGGAAAATCATGGGTATCTTTACTAGCTTCTTAAAAAACAACGCGGGAAACTTACTGAACGCCGGTGCTCAATTGTATGGTGGCTATCAAGCGAACAAGGCCGCCGACAAAGCTGCCAAGCAGCAGATGGCAGCCGCGCAACAGGCAATGGCATATCAACAGCAGCGTGAATCTCCTTACCTTAATATCGGTAAGAAGGCTGCCAATATGCTCAGTAGCCGAATGCATGAGGGTCGTGGCGGCGTGCTGCGAAACTACCGGCCAGAGGATATGTATCAGGACCCTGGCTATCAGTTCATGCTGAATGAGGGTATTGACGCCCGGAACAAGGCCGCGGCAGCTGGCGGCCGTCGCATGTCCGGCGGACAAATAAAGGACCTGCAAGATTACACCATGGGCATGGCCTCGACATATTACGACAAGAGCCGGGACCGATTTAACCAGGACCAGCGCAAGACGTATAACACGCTATCCGGGCTGATGAATCCGTCATTAGGACAGAGCGGCACAATCGGTAATTACATGACCGGAATGGGCGATGCTCGGAGTGCAGCAACAATATCCGGGTCCAATGCCTGGAATAATGCGCTATCCGGAGCCATGAGGCCATTTACAACCCAGCGACTAGTCGATAAGTACGGCAGACCAACGGTGATCACCTAATGAATCCAAATATCATACTTCAAGCTGAAGGGGTCCCAGACACCTGGGACAGAGATGTTGCGACAGCCAATGCGCTGTCAAGCATGCAATACAATGCTAATGTGAACGAATTAGCTATCCAGGGAGCTAAGCGTGAGCAGGCAATGCGTGAGGGGCTCGCACAGGCCGCTCAGAGCGCGCAAATGCCGGGTGGACCTGGACCTGCCGGGATACCTGGGGCGCCCGTAGAGGACCCAGAATTAGCTGCTATACAGGGTCAGCTGGCATACGCTCAGCAGATGGGTGACGTCGAAACTGCTGCAGCCCTTAACAAGATGCTCAACGACCGCAATCTGATGAAGAAGCGGAACTCTGACATGGAGAAGACCAACCAGGAAATGTTCCAAATGGGGGCTGAGGCTTTACGTAATGCGTTCCACGGTGTGAACGTAGATGACCCTGTACAACGTGGTGCGATACTAGAGCACCTCTCACAGCGCTATCCTTCGGTGTTTGATGAAGAGGATGTAACAGAGTTACATGCGGACCCAGAGCAATTGAAGAGTGTTATTGCTTCAGCTGCCAACGCAGATGCTGCGATTAACCGCGGCATTAACAAGCAGCGAGCAGATGCTGCGACGACCCAAGCGAGTGTTGCTGTTCAGAGGCTTGCGCAGGACTATGGTGTTGACTTTGGCGGCAACCCGGTGCGCCCAGGTGACGCAGTTGCTGCTAATGCTTACAAGCCAGAACCAATTGAACGACAGGTCCCGGTGACTAAGGAGGTGGCGCTTGCTACAGCTCAAGTTGACGCAGTGGCCGAGGCTAAGGACAATCTACCAGAGGGTGCGAGCCCCTACGGTGGAGAGAAGCCGGACCCAAGCCTACCCATCTATCGCGGCCTTGAGGGTAGGAAACAGCTCAATCAGGATATGGCTGAGTGGCGCGCACAGAACCCGGCAATTGAGAAGGAGCAAGAGCTCGTTGCCCAGGATTCATTTGAACGCTCCAAGGCAATCTCTGGAGCTGTATCTGCGTCAAAGCGCAAGGCGAGCAAGACAAGATTGATTACAAGCTTGCTACGTGACTACACCGGTGGTGCCGGTGTACAAACGCTCACCAAGGCCAAGAGCTTTGCGTCTGGTGTATTCGGACTAAGCTTCGAGGGCCTGGGTGAGGCTGAGGCCGCTAATGCAATCTCAAATCAATTAGCACTTGAGTTGCGTAGCACAAGTGACGGTGGCGGCATGCCGGGCGCAATGTCTGATAAAGACAGAGAGTTCCTCGTGGGTATGATGCCGGGTATAGCAATGACACCCGGGGGCCGTGAGATATTAACTCGTGCTTATGAGATTAACGCAGAGAAGATGAAGGCTCGATATAAAGCTGCGCAAGCATACAAGGCTCGTGTTGGGCGAATTGATGCAAACTTCGAAGCGTCACCGGAGGCAATGGAGGTCGCGGAGAAGAACTGGTTCGAAGAGCTCTACCCCAAACTTGAGGAGGAGGCAACCGGTAAACGGAACTTCTATCTACCCGGCATGGAGCCGAAGGGTGCGGGTCTTCGAAAAAATACTGTTATTGACATTAAGGACCTACCACGTCGGAGACCGAAATAATGGATGTTAAATTACCTACTGGACAAATAATAAGCGGGGTGCCGGAGGGCGCCTCATATGAAGATGTAGCAGACCTTGCCGTTCAAGGTGGCCTGGCTAGATACGAGGACTTCGATAACGAGGAGATATACGGCAACCCGCTAGAGGGTGGCGAGGGCTTACGTGGTGAGTTCGCCGCACGCATGGGTCGCGGTGCGTATGACTTCGGCCAGGGCACTAAGCAGTTAATTACGCAGGACCCGGAATACAACCGACGCGTTGCTGAGGAGATAGCTCAGTATGAAAAGCATGCCGGGGAAGGTTTTGATTTTGGACGTACTGTGGGCCAGGCGTTTACTGGGACAGCAGCTGCTATGGCCGCGAGTCCTTTGCTGGGCGCCGGGATGAAGGCCGCGGGTGTAGGGCTACCGGCATGGGCTGCTGTGCCTGCTGTAGGCGCTGCAGAGGGCGCGTTATTAGCGACGACTCCGGAGGACAGCAGGTTTGGTAATGCAATATCCGCTGGTCTTGGCGCAGCTGGTGGATACGTGGGCTTTAAACTCGCGGCGCCATGGGTTAGCCGTGCGGTAGATAAGGTTAAGAGATTTTTTGGTGGCGACTCCTCGGTAGAGGCTGCTGTTCAGGCACTACGTGAAACAGCCCAGGAGCTGGGCGTCCCTTGGGAGGCTGTGTCTGAGGGTATGAAGGCTGATATGGCCGCCAAGGTTGCTGCTGCAACCGCTTCAGGTATGACAGCAAAGGAGGTTGGTGAAGCGATAGCACGCAGGGCAGCGCTCGAAGAGCAGGGCATGACAGCCACAGCCGGTCGAACGACACAGGACCCCCGAATGTATACGGATGAGGAGAACATTCGCAAGCAACCCGGTGGCGAGAAACTGCAAGAGATACGCGAACAAAATCTCAAGCAGCTGCACCAGCGTTATGAAGAGATAGTTGATTCCACGTATCCGCGACCAGTGGAACTGACAGAAGCTGGCGAAGAGCTTGCGCAGGGTGTGCGCCAAACTGACGAGTACCTAAAGAGCGCAGAGAATGAAGCGTATGACTATGCGCGCGAACAAGTTGGCAGTGGCGCATACGTTCCACGGGAGAACATTAGAGAATCACTAGATGAACTACTTGGCACGTTTACCCCGGAGGAGGTGAGCGCGCCCATAGTGCAACGTCTACAACGATATGTCGATGAAGAAGATGTGTTCACTGTTGATATTGCTGAGCGCGAGATACAACGACTCAACAAGCTTATTAAGAGCACGAACGACCCGCAGCGTAGAGCTAATGCGCAAGAATTACGACACGCAATCCTGCGTGACCTT